CAAGGACTTACTAAAGCTTTAAATTCTCCCAAGCCGAGATATATGAAGATATATCTCGGGTTACGGGTTCCTTCCATTCATTCTTCATAATACTATCAAGCACCGAATTATCAAAATTAAGTTGTAAAGACTTAATTAAATCATTTGGTGCAGTGAAAGTACTTTCAGTAGTTGAACTACCGTAGTAAATTTCATGAGTATTATTAAGAATCCGAAAACCACCTCGAATTATAGAACCGATAGTCATTAAAGATTGTATTTTGTTACGATCTTTATTGAAAATCTTCTCTATATCGAGATCTTGGATTTCTTTTGATGCGTTATGTAAAATAACATCATCACTTAAATCCCAGGTTTGAACAATTAATCAAGATTGTTTAATGGTATTATAAATGGAAAGGAAAATAGGATTATCAGATAATAAATTTTTATCAGTAATATCAAATTTACTTAAAAGTAAATCTGGATTATTAATAATATTATTATTTATTTTTCCAACAATCCCTGCCATTCCTTGTGAAAGAATTCTTTTATATTCTAAAAGAGCTACTCCTTCACCAGGTATAGGATAATCATCATTAGTTACTAATAGTGTAAATAAATTTCTTAATTTATCATAACTATAGTAACCAAAGTCGATATCCAATGACAGTGACAAAGCTTTGATCATTATAAATTTATTTTTATTAATAGTAATAAAAATCTTTTCTTTATTTGAAGATATCCGTTTGGATATTCTCCTCTTAATTGAAGATTTACTACTAATAACAGTAAATTTATAATAAAGTCTAAATAACAACTCTACTAAAGAATACTTACTTAAGTACAGATTGTTCTTTATTTTGAAATAATCATATAAAATTATGAAAACCACTTGTGGATTTCTAAAATTATGGATTATTCCTTTTAAAGGAACACCTGTTATCTCAATCTTGGAGAAAGGCTTTACCCATCTTTTTGCAAATTCATATGTATCTTTTGATACATGTGTTTTGTTTAAAGATACTTCAACTCCTAATGAAGTTAAAACAGAAATATATCTTTTAGCAACTTTATCATTTTTAATAACGATATCGTCACCTAATAATATATACTGTTTAAAATCTTCATAACCTTCTAAAGATGCACAAAAGTGCACTAATAGATGGTGAGTTAAGGTAAAAACAGCCCAAGAGGAATAAGTACCCATTGGTTGACCTGTCGAATATTTGACAATGTCACCCTCTGGTGTAGTAAATTTTCTATTAGATAACAAATAACGTCAACTATGTGCGAATTTTTGATTAAAAATTCTACAAAGAAGACGCTGTTGTAAATCAATAGGAAATCTATCAGTTGCACTAGACAAATCCAAGGATCAAAAGCTATGTTCATTCTCCTCCCAGTTATGCATTGGATCTTGAGTAAAGGTTCTGTCGCAAGTATTAAAACTAGATCTTAACATAAACAAAATTATGTTATGGATTGGTTTTAAAAATAATTGGGTATAATAGTCAGAAATGGCTATTATTCTCAGTTTTGCTTCAGGATCTTTAACAAAACTTAATACACCATTAGTCTTAGACTTTTTGGCATATAAGTTATTATCCCATGCATACTTGTAGGATTTAGAAAAGAAATCTGCACCAGCTTCATCAGTAATATTAAAAATACTTTGCATCTCTTCATAACTATATTGTAATAAGTTATGATAAGATGTTAATGTTGCAGGTCCATCAGGACCAGCTTTCATTGAAAGATATAATAATAATTTACTGAAGACTGGAGGATTTCGCTTCAATGAATGTTTCTTAACAAATTTATTGATGAAACCACCCGGTATAATGAACTTACCTTTAGGTAAATCCGTTATACTTGAATAGTTAGGTTCAACCTTAGATCAGTCATCCTTAGAAAGGACTCATGATCTACTAAAATTTAAAATCGTTAAAACAAATTTTAAATTTGAGGTTACACCACTATCAATAAAACTTTTAAGAAATAAAAGCTTTTTTGGTCATCCATCTTTAGTCAATCCTATACTCATAGTATTAGTTAACAAAGGTTGTCCACACATGTACCTTGTACAGTGTAAACGCATTTGTTTATAATACTTAATAGTATGGATTATACCTCAATCTTTAATTCATTTAAATAAATTAGAGACAAAGGGTCTAAAGAATTTTAACTCAATATGTGGGAATAATAACATTAAAAGTCTTTTTAAAACTTTTATATGTAAATTCTTCATATTATTGATTTAAAGTAGTTATATATTAACTGGATACTAAAATGATCCAAGTGGTTACTCTAAAAGACTTTTCATACCTTCTATAATTTGTTGATCACCCGTAAAGGGTTCGATCTATAATTAACGAGGGAAGATTAGAGGATAATAGATATCTATATAATTTAAAATTATATGGTATAACTATTATTTCCGTCTCTTTTAGCAATCTAGTGCCAGCTAATAGAACCTTATTTCTAAGGGATTAAATAAAGCAACCCCAAAAGGGACTTTATCCAAGACCGGAGAGAAAACACTTAAGTATTTTCTTTAATGGTAATTATAGTACAAAAACTATAATTAGTTCTTCGGAACATTTTAC